GACGGGGGCACCCTGGAGTCTTATCACTACCTAACAGGCGACTTAGACAAGCTTTTGTAATTGCTTATATTTGCATCATGGCTACACTTTCAGTAACAATCAACGAAAGCATCACTCTCAACGGAAGAGAGAGAGGTAGTGAGATCAGCTTGGACATTGCAAGCATCACTCAAGTGATGCAGCGTATTGTAAGCCTGCCTGCTGATGGAGGTAGCACAGCCACACAGACGACTGTAGCCAACTTCAGGACAGATGTTACGACGGCTGACAGCGCTATGGATGACGACGATGTCAAGTACATCAGAGTAACCAACCTGGACTCTAGCAACAACGTACACCTCTCTTTGCAGCTTGCTGCCAACGGAAGTGCTGATGCCAGCACTCAGGCCAGCGTAATCCTAGAGGCTGGCAAAAGCTTCTTGCTCGGCAAGGCTGTAACTGCTGTGGCCGTCGATGATGACGCAGCCACCGCTACAGCTCTTGGCAGCTTGGTGGATCTGGAAAGCATCATTGCTGTCAACGACAACAACGCTGACGTAGACGTCGAGGTCTTTGTAGCCAGCGCTTAATACTCAAGTTTCCTGTAGAAAGCCTGCACCAGCAGCCTCCCCCTTTGCGATAGGGCATATCTCACCCTGTAGTTGTATTTAGTTTCCTCTCTAAACAAATGATCCTCCATAGTGTCTGATGGAGTTAGTTTGTCAAAGTGTTTGTAGAGGTAACCTTCCCTAACTAACGGGTACACGAGCCTTTCTGCAAGTTTTTTTTCTGAGTACTCATAGTCCTTAGATGCATACTTGATTGTAAAGAACTCCAGGTCGTAGCACCACAGCATAAAAAGCATTTCCCTTTCGAATATATCCTTCTCGCTACAGAAGGACATCATGGTGGTTCTCAGCTTTTTTAGGTAGTTTTTTTTTACGTACCTTTGATTAAGGCTGGAGAAGTCGCGGAAGAGCTTCTTTTTAGATACTAAACTTTTGGGCATACTTATGGACTACAAAGATATAGAAGAGGAGGGGTTCTGGGTTGAAGTGCAAGAGATTTCACAGGCTTTTCTGGAAATATGCCACAAGTATGATATGGGTGACAGAGTTCTCTCAGCCTTTGTTGTGGGTCTGCTTGATGAAATTGATCAAGAAAACAGCAACATGAAAGCTTTTTTTCATTACAACATTCAAAATGATCAAGAGCTAGATGTGATTACACAATTCATGAGAGATTCTTACTCCTCTCATCAGGATGAGGGACCAGACATTAACGATCTGCTTCGTGGGTTGGGGATATCATTAAACTAAAATGGAAGGACTTATCAGGAAGATTATCATCGGGAGAGACCCGAAGGATGCCATGGCGTACTACATAGGGATGAGGGCTGGTGACGGAAAGGTATCTGCGATTGTCATGGATGAGGAACACTTGTACAGATATCAAAAGAAAAGGTATCTTGTATATTTACAATCTAACGATGGTCAGGTGCTTTGGAAATCAGTTGATGACATGCCCTGTATTATTGAATATGACTGTAACTTCTAATGACTGTAGACAACCTCACTACGGACGGATCTGAGTTCACACTCCCTGATGGCCGTCGTTATTCTGGAAGCTATCATATCCATGTTAGTCAAGGGGCTATGGTGGGGGCCAAGCATACTGCTACCCCGCACCAAAGGCTGTTTGCGGTAAACTCTGCTGTAGCTGAGCGTGTGGCCAGCGTACAGAGGCAGCTTCAGGGTCAGCAGACCAATAGAAATAAAATTCAATCAACCAGAGCTACTGCTCGCAGATCGACACCTCCTCCCAGATCATCAGGAGGGTCTGGCGGTGGTGGCGGATATTAATTAAAATGAAAACATTAGACTTGTTTGTTGTTGAGCTTGAAAAAAAGATCAATGACACCATCTCCACTGACAGTGGATTAGAGCTGTACATAGACACAAGATTTGAAGGGGGTGAGTTTGAGCATAGGGTAACAGAAGGTCCTGTGGTCTCCTCTCCTATTAAGCATGATACAGGTGTGCAGGTCGGCGACACTCTTTACTTCCATCACCTTGTAGTCATGAACGAAGGCCAGGCATTGACTGGTCATGACAATCATTACATTGTTAGATACGATCCTAATCATACGATCAACAATCAGGCTATTGCATACAAGAGCTCAAAAAGTGGACACATACATACCCTTGCTGGTTGGGCCTTGCTTGAGTCTGTAGAACAAGAAGAACTCAAAACAAAATCTGATGTCATCGAAGTTGTCGAACTTAAAAAGAAGCTGCCAACAAAAGGTCGTGTCGCTTTTACGGCTCCTTGGATTGAAGATCTGGGGGTGAGGGTTGGGGACGTAGTGGGGTTCAAGCAAAATAGAGACTATCGAATTAAGATAGATGGTAGGGAATACTATAGAACTCGTGCTGAAGACTTAATGTATGTAGAAGAATGATTGACAAAGAGCACTTAATGCAAATATTGGCAGAGGAAGAATGCCTTACTGCTGATGGATTTGATGATGCTTTAGTAGGTTGCACCTATGGTGCCAATGTAGTCTCTGTATACGACATCAATAAAATGATAGAGATTCTTATGGAGGACGGTACAGACTATGATGACGCCGTTGAGTTTCTTGACTACAATGTGGTAGGTTCATACCTTGGAGAAAAAACCCCTTTATACATCAACTTTGTCACGCAAGAAGTTCACAACGATTGAAGCTGCCACGCGCTTGATGTCGTCTATGGAGGTTGCAATCAACAATATGATAGACGAAATCAAAAAGCCTGTTGATCCAGAGATCAACGGTAGCGCACGCAAGGCAGAGCTTCAGTCTATTAAACAGACAGCTACGGATTGCAAAGAGCTCCTCGTTGAAAGACAGCGCCTGGAGCAAATGATCAAAGACCTAAGCAGCAATGGATCAATCGAAGAAACCAAAGACTACTCAGGTGGATTCGCCGAAAGATATTCAAAGTGACTGGAAAAAAATAGTGTGGCAATACAACAGAATAGATTTTAAGTTCTGGGAGGAATCTTGGAACGATGAGTTCGAAGACTAGCCGCGAGTATCTCCTCAAGCTTATACCTTGTAGAAAGAGTAACTGGTTACATGTGGGTTCAAGTCCCACTTCGCGGACATGCGCTCGTAGCTCAGTTGGATAGAGCATCTGCCTTCTAAGCAGACGGTCACAGGTTCGAATCCTGTCGGGCGTACAAAATTTAATACAATGGCTAAAGTACAAGTATCTACATACGAAAAGAAAAGAGTTCGTCGAAAGGGGGTTCACGCTAAAACCAAAACCTCTAAGACTAAGGCTTCTAAGAACTACAAGAAGAAGTATGCTGGTCAAGGCAGATAACCATGATGAGGATGTTATCTCAATTTGCCCCAACGGTACGAAAGGTGAAGTTGTTTCAGTTGGTGATTTACACATTGCACTTCCCGCTCAGCCTGCCAAGAAGGAAATTGAAGGATATGGCAAGCCAAAGCACATGCAGCTGTGGCAGAGGAAACCTATGCCAGAGGAGCTGTCTAGGGTTAAGAGCATGGATGAGTGGGCCGAGACCCCCAGAGAGTTTCGAGAAAAGTTTCGTCCATATATCGAAGAGGAGTTTCGACGTAGGCGTGAAGGCTTTTGGTTCTATAACGACGGTGCACCTACGTATATTACGGGTCGGCACTACATGATGCTTCAATGGACCCGAATGGATATCGGGTATCCAGACTATCTAGAGTTTCAAAAAAATATTTTCGTACATTTAGCAGCGTGTGAGGCGGACTCCCGATGTATCGGGCAGCTATACACTAAGTGCAGGCGTAGCGGGTACACCAATATCTGCTCGTCTGTGCTTCTAGATGAGGCGACCCAGGTCAAGGACAAACTCCTTGGTATTCAGTCAAAGACTGGTAAGGACGCTCAAGAAAATATATTTATGAAGAAGGTAGTCTACATGTTTAGGCACTACCCCTTCTTCTTTAAACCCATTCAAGATGGAACGACCAATCCGCGCATGGAGCTGGCTTTTCGCGAGCCGTCTAAGAGAATCACGAAGAATAATAAGACTACGCAGACGGGCGAGGCTCTTAATACGGTAATCAACTGGAAGAATACCACCAACAACGCATACGATGGGGAGAAGCTACATCTTCTGTATCTTGATGAGGCTGGCAAGTGGGAGAAGCCTACAGACATTAGGGATGCCTGGCGCATACAGCGAACCTGTCTTATCGTAGGTAGAAGGATAGTAGGTAAGGCTATGGTGGGCAGCACCGTCAACCCTATGGACAAGGGTGGAAAAGAGTACAAAGATCTTTGGAGAGATTCTAATCCTGAAGAAAGAAACAAAAACGGTAGGACCAGAAGTGGTTTGTATAGACTATTTATACCTGCTTATGATTCTCTTGAGGGGTTTTTTGACAAGCATGGTCGCGCCATACACTCTGACCCAGATGAGATCGTAGCTGGCATAGATGGTGAGGACATTGTTTTTGGTTCTAAGACTTACCTGAAAAACGAAAGAGAGAACCTAAAGAATGACGCATCAGAGCTGAACGAAGTCGTAAGGCAGTTTCCGTTTACAGAAGACGAGGCCTTTCGTGATAGTATTGATGGCAGTCTATTTAACGTGGGCCACATCTATGAGCAAGTTCAATACAACGACGAGTTGTTCCCCAACCCTGTGGTCGTTGGCAACTTTGTTTGGAAGGACGGCGTGCAAGACACAGAGGTTGTATTTAAACCTGATGCATCTGGTAGGTTTAGAATAGCATGGATGCCTCCAGTAGAGCTAAGGAACCAAAAGAAGTTTGATAGAAACAAACGGATTGCACCTAATGCAGAGCTGGGTGTTGGTGGGGTTGACTCTTATGACCTTGATGCTACTGTTGATGGTCGTGGGTCCAAAGGGGCGCTTCACCTGTACAACAAGTTTAACATGCAGCATCCTCCGAACATGTTTGTGCTGGAGTATGCGTCTCGCCCCCCTCTTGCTAAAATATTCTATGAAGACTGTTTGATGGCAGCTGTGTTTTACGGGTACCCATTGTTAATTGAGAACAACAAATACGGTATCGCAAGACACTTTGAATCAAGGGGTTATGATGGATACTTAATGGATAGGCCTCGTCATTTGATGAGCGCTAATGCCAAAGTAAATGTCAAGACGAAAGGCATCCCTTCTAACTCACAAGATGTTATACAGGCTCATGCTCATGCCATTGAGGATTACATACACAATCACGTTGGCATCAACAGAGAAACTGGTGAGTACGGTAAGATGTATTTTAACAGAACTCTAGAAGACTGGATAGGATTCAAAGTTAACGACCGAACTAAGTTTGACCTTACAATCAGTTCGGGGCTGTGCTTGCTTGCTGCTCAAAAGGTTAGATCTAAAATCAAAAAATCTAAGCTTGATGAGAAGCTGTTTTTCCGCAGATATAAGGTACGCGGATGATTTCCTATATTTGCATTAAATCAGCTGTAAATGTACAACAACAAGAGCTCTAAGTCTGGGTTCCCAGACCCCCTTGCCAGTTCTTTAGAAAAAGAGGATAAGGCTTACGGGTTGCAGTATGCAAAAGCCATTGAGAGCCAGTGGGGAAAGATGACCGACAAGAGCTCTTTGTACGGTAGCAGGAATGAAGTTTTTAACAGGAACAGGCACTACGCCAACGGGACTCAGGACACCACGATCTATAAGAAGCTTTTAACTTCTTTAAATCCTAACGATGGTGACGGAAGCTTGTTGAACCTGGACTATACCCCTGTCCCCATCCTTCCAAAGTTCGTTCGGATTGTAGTCAATAAGATTCTATCTAGGAATCCTTATCCAAATCTTGAGGCAGTTGATCCATTGTCTTCTTCTGAAAAAAACAAACAGAAGCAGAGAATTAGAACTCAGGTCGCTATAAAAAAAGATCTACAAGATCTAAAAGAACAAACTGGTGGACTGATCCTGGATGTAGATCCCGATCAGCTTCCAGACTCTCTTGAAGAGGCAGATATCTTTTTGGAAACAAACATTAAGACTGATGCTGAAATTGCAGCCCAGGTTGCAACAAACATGACCTTGTCATGGAACAACTTCAACGATGGCACATACAGGCGGTGTGTTAATGATCTTGCTGCGCTTGGTATGGCTGTTGTTAAAAGAAACAACGATCCCAACTATGGTATCAAGACCGAGTATGTAGATCCAGCCATGTTTATTCACGGGTATACAGAAGACCCGTTTTTTGAGGACATTGTCTATGCTGGACACATAAAGGAAATCACAGTTAGTGAGTTGAAAAGGTTGGCTGGAAACGAACTGTCTGACGAGGATCTTCAAAAGATATTGAAGGTTGCATCAAAGAAAGCTGACAAGTACGCCCCGTACAATGACTACAGAGATTACAACTCAAGTAGAGACTACAGTCAATACATGGTGCAAGTCATGGACTTTGAGTTTATATCTGTTGATTGCATGCACTTTGAAGAAAAAGAAAACCGTCATGGTAATGTAGGATTCTTTTTCCAAGGTTTTGAGTTCAAGGAGCGTCAAGGATCTGTGTTTGAGAGAAAGCCTCATAAGATGGAGATGGAGATGCTGTATGGAGGGATGTATGTTATGGGGACCAACTACATTCTCAACTACGGGAAAGTGGCTAATGTACCCAAGAACATTCACGACTTGTCTAAGTGCAGGCTGTCATATTCTCCTGTGGCAACCAACTTGATGGACAATATGCCTAAGTCTATGGTTGACAGCTGTGTTGGCTTTGCAGATATGTTGCAGATCACACATCTTAAGCTCCAGCAGGCTATTGCTAAAGCTAAGCCTGACGGCCTGATTATCGATATTGAAGGTCTGGAAAATGTACAGCTCGGAAAAGGTGGTGAGCTTCAGCCCTTAGAGCTGCATGACATTTATGAGCAGACTGGTGTCTTCTATTACAGAAGCAAAAATCCAGAGGGTGGATTTCAAAACCCTCCAGTTCGTGAGATAGGCAACAGTATTAGAAACATCAACGAGCTTATTGGTTTGTATAATCACTACCTCAGGTTGATTAGAGACACCACTGGAATCAACGAAGCCATGGATGCAAGCTCTCCTAAGGGAGACTCTTTGGTTGGTGTAAGACAACAGGCTATCGCTGCAGGAAACAATGCTATCTACGACATCACCAACGCAGCTATGATGTTGTTTAAAAAAGTTTGTCAGGATATAGTTAAGTGCATTCAAATCATCCCAGATGATTCTGTGCTCATGAAGGTTTACCAAAACGCTATTGGGGACACCAACATGAAAGTCCTTTCATCTTTTAGTGATTTGCCCATGTATAATTTTGGGGTGCAAGTTTACAAAGAGATGGAGGATGAGGAGAAGCAGTATCTGGAACAAAACATTCAAGTGGCCCTTAGTCAAAAAGAAATTGACCTTGAGGATGCGATAGCGATTAGAGATCTTAAGGATATCAATCAAGCAGAGCGTCTTTTGATTGTTAGGAGAAAGAAGAGAATGAAGGAGCAACAGCAGATGGCTATGCAAAATTCTCAGATGCAGGCTCAACAGGCGCAGCAGGCGGCTATGTCAGCTAGCCAAGCTAGACAACAGGAGATGCAGATGGAGGCTCAACTGAAGTCTCAGGAGATGCAAATGAAGAATCAACTTGAGGCTCAGCTTGAAGGGGTTAAGCATGAGTTTAGAAAAGAAATAGAGCTTATTAGAGCGCAGGCTACTCTTGGATTCAAGACAGATGATCAAGAATTTAAGGAGAAAATAGAAGTGTTAAAAGAAGATAGAAAGGACGATAGGGTGGACAAGCAAGCTGCCAAGCAGTCTAAGCTTATCTCACAAAGAAAAGGCGATAGGGGTGAACTGGAAGAGGCTAAAGCAGGATTTGATATAAGTGAAATGTTATAACAATGGCTAGTAAACTAAACCTAGATGTATCAGAGAAGTTAGATATTACCTGTAAGAAAGGTGATACTTTTAACTTAGGCCTGTTGCTAAAAGATTCTGCTGGCACGGCGCTGACTCTTAGCACATCTGGCTACGAGTTTTTAATGCAGGTTAGGGGTCGTAGGTCTGGTGCAAATAGAAGCCGCAAGCTTATTCTTGGCACGGCCTCCAAGGGTAAGTCAGCTGTAACAGACGTAGGAGCCAACAACTTCACCGTTACGATTGATGACAGCGGCAACGCCACCTTCTCTGCTTCGGACACCATCATGGCTAGG